ATTATTAATTGTTAGATCAATTAATGATAGAACACCTGCCTCATTAATGATGATGTTGTTGATATCTGTTAAGACAATTGGCTGATCAATTTGAAAATTATTGATATTAAAGTAATCTTTCAATTTCTGATTAATAGCCTGCAGCGTTGTATTCTTAACGGCCCCTTGAATCAGACTTATTGTATAGTTTACTTGTATGTTGACGATTGAAGCATCGACAATGTCAAGAGCGTCTGAGATTAATCTAAATTCATTTAGATATTTGCTAAGATTTATCTTGAGTGTGTCACTTGACAAAACAAGTTGTCCATTAGAATTTCTGCTAATGATATAAGTCAAAGTAGAAAGAGGATTGACAGGATTGGGTCTAAAGCCCACTCTAAAGACTCTTCCAAAATTTGACGGCATCGTATAGATTCTTGCAAGAGCATCTTGCTTTGTAACAATTCTATTTTGTGCATTTACATAAGCCTGAGCGATGGCTCTTAGATCATTCAGAGATAATTCATCTTCACCACCAGTTGCTGGTAGGAGATTATCAACTTCAAAAGTTGATCTGACTGTTGAAGCTATTTGTGAATTTGCTGCAGGTGAAAAATAGACATTAAGTTTAGAAATTGTCTTTATAGAATTAGAAGCGACATTATTGCTGAGTCCTCCTCCGCATCTATAGACGAAGTTTAGTGTTGTATTGGTGGGAGAAATCCCTAGACTTCTTGTCTGCAAGAGAGTATTAGGATCCAGAGAAACTTTTGAAAAAGTATTTTTTGACCCATAAAGCGGCAATGCAACTTCACTCGGATCAGGAATAATGTCGTCATCTAAAGAAGATGCGTTACCTGATCCAAAAGTAATTGTAGTCAGTCCAGTTATTCTACTATTTTGTGATGTAAACCTGCGAGGTGCAGGAACGAGGATAAGGGAATCTTCAACTATGTTAGAATCAGAGGTATTATTGGGTTGTTTCTTATAAACAACGTCATGTGTTAAAGAATCTACTTCATAATATGTGTTACCATCTATGTCGGTAACGCTAATAATCTCTGACACATTTTTGTTTGTAAGTGTAATCTTTCTGAAGGGTATGAAGTTATCATCAATGGTGAATGTCTCAGTAACAATAGATGCTGAAGTTGTCGGTAGTGATCTTTTGACGGCATATCTTGTAACTTTACCCGTGGCGTCTTGTGAATAGATTGTGCTTTTTGCTATTAAAGATCCTTGTGTATCAGTCTCGGCAAAATCAACGTCTTCTAAAAGCTCAAAAGTTACACCAGAATTTGATAAAAATCTTGATCCTACTAATATCTTAGGTAAATAAACAGTATCTGGACCAGTACCTGCTGTGTTAGCAGGTACAACAAGGTATAAGTCAACATCAACAGTTGCAGGCGATGCCCCGCCTATTTTAATACCTGTCTTTGCAATTAATTTTTCTATGTTGTTTGGATCTGTTGCTGTGTTGATGTCTAATTCATTAAACTGATAATCAAGATAGTATGACATAACGTCGCCCACATACGCTGCCATGTCAATAAACATACCTGCAACTGATATTTCAGACACATCTTTAATCTGATCTGAGTAGTATGATTTGGCGTAATTAGTGAGTTCTTCTCTAAATGAGTCAAAATCTTTTCCCAAATAAGAACGCTGTCTAACTTGCTTGACTTTTTGTTTAATGGTTGACATTTAACCCATTGCCTCTAAGATGATTTTGACTTTCTGATTTCTAACATTTATTCTTGGGACACTATAATTTACGATAATTTGGTATTTTGCTTGTGCGTTTCTATCACTCTGTAAAAATTTCATATCAAGTGTCTCTAAAGAAATAAACGGCATGAATTTACTAACTGCATCATTTATCAATCTCATGACTTCATTATCAATATTAGTGTTATTTGACATTTCTGATAAAAGAGATCTTAAATTTGCACCATAATCATAAATTCCTAGACGCTCACCCCAATTAGTCATCAATAGATTTCTTAGATTATCTTGAATCTGTGACTCAACTGACGTGTTCATGGTGTAAGGATTTCCATTAGCATTGAGCGACATAGGCGTCTTTATGCCAATTGGAAAAGTCTGTTCCACAGGAGCAGAACTTTGTATCTGCTTGAGTGTCGATCCTACATTTTTAAAACTTCTTTGGGCCATCAGATCTAACTATAGAGATTGTCGACTTCTCTTCATACAAGTTCTATCAAACTTGCAGCACTTAATGTGACAATTCCTGGACCTAGTAGGTAACCTAAAATCGTCACTATTGTCATCTGAATTATGCTTTTAAATAATTCAATTAGTGTTGAAACTAGACCCACGGATTTTTCAATTTCTGGGTATACTGACTTAATTGCCTGCGCGCCTATGTCAATTAGACTCTCAACCAAGTATGCAAGTAGGCCCTCAAGTCCTTGTGTAATTTTTAAAATCCATTCACCTGCTGATAGGATAATTCCCGCTACGCCCGCAAAAAAATTACTAATAATTTGTGTGTATGCAAATATTGCGCCCGGATTTTGACCTTCGCTAGATAAGGGCCCAACGTTTGAAACGCCTAGATCAAAAGATAGCGCCCCTATGTTGAATGTTGGAATTGTTAGAGCTTCAGGTGCACTAATAATATTTTGTATTAGAGCGCTTATAGAATCAAGAATTAATTCTTTAGTTGATTCTTCTTTTTTTAAATTATCAATTTTTCTTTGAATTGTTGTTATTTCTGTCTGTGATTTTCCAGTTTTTGGAAGTATATTATTAATGATAAAATCTAAAAATAGACTAATTGCTTGATCTTTGGCACTTTCCAAACCAGCAAAAAAGTCATTTGATATTGATACTATTCCCGATATTAGACTTACAACATCAAAAAGTAAAGTTGTTAAATTTTGTGTTATAAAATCTAAGATGTCAAAATCTGCAAAATCACCTGGTATTTTTTCTTTTATTACGTTCAATATGTCTATTATTGGTTGGAAAGGATCAAAATAGGGTATAAGTTTTGAGGCAATCCCAATTGGTGGAACTTGATCAAGTATATCAGCAATACCTTGTAACATTGTATCAATGTTTAGCCTGTGCCACGTTTCATACTTTTGCCTATGTGTTGTAATGTCACCTTGAGGATCAAAAATTAATGCTACCTGTTCTGATCCTGCGTAATTAAGTGGAAATTGAGTGCCCAATATTGATGTAACATTTCCTAGACCAATATTACGTGTGACATTATCAACAAATTGTATCCTTGCGCTATTTGATATCTCTCCTGTCTCTGGACTTAGAAAACCTACATTAGTGAGTGTGCCCATTACTTCACCAAAACTTTAGAAGCAAATAAGCCTGTTCCTGGAATAGTAGATGATCCAATTACACCACCCATAGTAGAGACAACAGGGGGAGCTTGAACATTGCCAATGTCTCCCGTTCCTGGAATGATATCTTGACACAATATTGCTTTATTTGCGTCATCTCCACCCAATTTAATTACACTTGTAGTTGAAGGGACAATTACTATTTCACCATTTGATTTAATAACGATACCAGCACCAGAATTATCAACGGTGATCTTAATATCTTGTCTGGCAATTAGTCTTATCTGGTCGCTCTTAATTACAACACCTGCACCTTGACCTGCCTGATTAATACCGTCAATATTGATTCCAAAATCAACGTCAACATTACCCGACATCGACAGGTTTATGCTAGATAAATTCTGATTATCATCATTTATGCTGTCAGACGAGGCTGACTTACTTTTATCTATCTCTTCATAATTTCTAGCATTAGTGACCGTATTGGAAGAGATCTTCCTCCCAGATATTATTTTAATTTCACCTTGCCCGTCTCTATCACCCAATAGAATCGCTGTGTTATTTGATCCCTGTAATAACAGATCGCCGGGTTTCTTAGTTAGTCTAGGAACAGCTGTGGGAACAAACTGCGTGTTATAAGATTGTGATTCTCTTATAATCGTGTTATAGTCTAAATTTACGCCTAATGTTGAATCAGTTTCTGATTCTGTGATACCATTGGGAAATTCTGCAATTTGTCTTTCATCACTAAACGCTTGCCTGGCAGAGACTTGTGTTGCTGCCTGATTCACACCTCTATCAATATGAGTGTAATTTAGATCTTCTGTTGAATAATCACCCGTCTTTCTACAGAACCAATAGTATAAATTGCCTTCTCTCACTAACCAGACTTGCTCGCCTGGCTTGACAGGAACGCAGAGATGCTGTGAAAAGAATGGATATGCCACGTGCTCATCTCTTCTTCCATTCTCAATCACTACACAGTGTATTGAGTTAATTGGCATACGATCTACTAAATTTGAAGATCTAACTAGGTGTCTTAATTTATCTTTATCATATGATGAAAGTGATTGGGGATCTGAGAAGTACTCTTTAACAACGCCCGTAACAAAAGAAGTCTCTGAATTTACTTTAGTGCCTGTCTGGTCAAGCGTCGATGAAGACTTTACAGTGGGGATAAGTACTGATCCACCTACGCGATTTAGAGACACTTTAACTCCCTATCTTGTCATAAATTGAGTCTACGTCAATTTCTTTACTCTCTTCCTGCGCAATTAATTCTGCTAATTTTAAAATTTGATCATTAGCACGTGACATTCTTTCAATGTACTTTGCAACTACAGGACCGAGAATGTTGTGATTTGCAGAATTACCTTTGACTTGCATCAATGCATCTGTGAATAAGATGCCTGCATTTTCTCTATCATTAATTGCATTCTCATATATCTCTTTCCACAGAAGTTTTTTCTTATCTTCTGTCGTGCTTAGCTCATTCAAAATATCAGAAAATTGATTTATTTTTTTCTCAATCTTTCCTAATTTGTCTATTGAATCATCAAAATTTGACATTTAAACCTCAAAAGATGTCGTATTGACCCGTTCCCATTAAAGACTTATATCTTTTACGTATGCTAGACATAGAGACTGAGAGTTGTTTTGGTGTTAGACCTGTTATATCACGAACATAGACGAATATTGCACGCTTATTCAAGATTTCGACATCGTCAACTTCTTCAAAGATCTTTCTAATTGCCTCGATGCACTTTATCTCATTATCGCATGATAGATCACATCGTATGTCTTCAAGTAGAGCATAAATGTTCATTGTATTGCTCTCATGAATCATATTCTTTTCTTGATTTTGATCTAATGAATAGTTCTCTAAGTCAATTAGCTCAATTTCATTGACAGCGTCTTTGTCATCAATGCTAACGTTTCTCTTTGAGAGTTTCATTCTCTGTCTATTTTTTACAATCAGCCAGTTCTTTGCAACTACGTTAAAATAGCTGAATGCTTTTGTTCCACGTGAGGCATCAAATTTCTTAAGAGTCTCAAACAAAAAAGTAATGCAATCAGACTTTAGATCATCAAAATTACCATAAGATCCCGTAAATCCCTGAATAAAGATTAGATTTTCTACTAGTTTTTCAAAAGCAGGCCTAATCTCATTCACATAGATGTCGTCTCTTTTCTCTTGTGTTGGCTCACTTTGAAATCTAATAATAGCATCATGTGTTCCTGCATGAAAATACATCTTCATGCCGCTAGGCGACTTTGACGTCTTGGCAACTTTTTTCTTATGCATTACTGTCCTCACTAGAGGTTACACTCTTAACTAATACATTCGCAATTTTGAGAACAGTCTGACGTGCTTCGTCTATGTCTGCTATCACTTGACGAACTTCAATTGAATCAAAAAAGACTGGCTTTTCAAGTATTTGCGCAATTCTTCCATAAATTGCGTCTAAATCATCAAGACTTTGTTCTATTGAATCTTGGATTTCTAGCAATAGTCTTGCATGTTTAAAATTGAAATAAAGCGATACCGAAAGTATCGCGATTAACACTAGACAAATTAATGCTAGAAATACAGTCATCTTATACTAGACCTAATTCTCTGGTTAAAGATTGATATTTCTTTAAGATGCTTTCTCTAGAAAAATGTTCCTTACACTTTTCTTTTAACTCACGAGCCCATCCTGAAGGGATATCTGGACTGTGTCTAAACTTCACGACTCTTTTCTTATAATCAGCCTCAAGTGGTTGGGCCCACTTTGTTCCTTTCACAAAAATTCTATCATCTATTCTTGTAGCAGGAATATCGACTAAAGTGTAGTCAATTCCTACAAATTTTCCGTACTTTAAGAAATCTAGATGACCTGACCAGTTAGTGGTAATTACAGGCAATCCTGATACTGTTGCCTCAAGAAGTGGTAATCCATACCCCTCACCACGCGTGAGATTTATAAGTGCTTTAATTGAAGGATGTCGATAGAGCGAAGCCACTTCTTCAGAACTTAGATTCCCATGTAATAAGTGAATTTTTGGAAAGTCTGATTTCCTATTCTCTTGGATGAATTTCTTCAAGAAGTTTTGAGTAAACTCCCTATCAATTTTAGTGCCCTTTCCAAAATTTGTCTTTAAAATAATTCCTACGTCTTTGTCATCTTTAAAGGCGTCAAGTGTCCACTTTAAAGTATCAAGAATATTCTTTCTATCATCATTTGAATTTTGCGATGTCATCTGTGAAATGATGAGAAAGTTAAAGCTAGTGGTTAAATCTATGGGTAAGGGCTCTTTAACTGTATCAATTTTTGTTAAATACCATTCACCGATTACATAAATTGGACATGTGATCTTGCCAGTTGTTTCGAGTGTCTCTTTAACATGGTTAGAAGGCACAATTATGCAATTCATCTTATTGCATGCATCAACCCAGGCGGGATTACACTTATCAGTCTCTACAGCAGCTGTAACTCCAATATTAAAATGGGCAAGATTAGTATCCCACTCATCTGGAAGTTGAACTTGAATTGAAATATCAAATCCTGATGTCTGATTAGTAGATCTAGACATGATTTGCCCAATCAGACCATCTTCAGACTCAGGATTAAGATACCACGTAGTGTTTCCCCAATTTACGACGTGGGCACTTACATTCCAAGATGGAATTGATGTTGCCCACTGGAAAACTTGACGTGAATGCTCACCATAACCAGAAATGCTAAGGAGAGGTGCTCTTACGATCACATTTTTCATCATATTTCAGTCATCTCCCAACGCTTGTAGTTTTTCTTCCAATTCTCAATTGTATTCTTCATTGTGTCATGCCAATCATCAATCGTCTTTTGGTATGAAAATGCTTCTTGAGCATAATTGACAACTTTCTGTCTTAGTTCTAATTTCTGATCAGGTGAGAGGCAAAATAGCTTATAAAAGGCATTTGCTGTCTCATCAAGTGAAACATAGTCTTCATAAATGTAAGGAACTGTCTGAGATCCTACTAGCGTCTTTAACTCAACTGGTAGAGCAACACCGTTCTGGGTGCCGTCGCGATAATCAATGACTTGCCGTGTTAGACCGCCTGTCATTGCAGCGATTATTGGCGTTCCTGCCTGCATTGATTCGAGAGTTCCTAATCCGAACCCCTCTGCATAAGAAATATTGACACAACAATCTGAGATGTTGTATAGAACATTCATCTTGTCAAAATCAATTCTTTCTCTTGAGAAGAAGACATTATCAACAACATTGAAAGTTTCTGCAACTGAGAACAAGTTTGGCCCTTCTTGATCCAGCGGGTCAGTGTGCATGATCAGCGTTGCCTTCTTGTGTCCATGCTTTTCTTGTAAAATATCTAAAAACTTACTCCAGGCAACAATGATATCAGATGGGCGCTTACGCCTTGCATTCCTATTGACCCATATGGCAACAAAATGATCTTGTCTATTTGCACCAATCAGGAGTCGCTTGTGCATCTGCCTATCATTTTCTTTTAAAGGAAAGAAAATATTGTTTGGTATTGCATGTGGAATAAAATTAGTCTTATTTGGATGATAGTCTTTCACTAACTCATATGTCATATGTGAATGACAATTAATTAAATCAGTTGATCTATACAATGCATCATTGAATTTTGGATATGGATGATTATCCCATACGTGCCACCAAACAATTGGGCACATCTGGTGGATCTCATCTTCCATTTCAAATAGCCAGATAAAAAATCTAGGATCTGTGAAGATAAAGATTGCATCTGGCTTTTCAGTTGCAAGCGTCACTCTAATCAACTCTTTAGAGCCAAATCCATCAATTGGCTTAATGATTAGGTCGTCATTAACGGCAATTGTTCGATAATCTGAGTGCTTCATTGCGGCACCAAATTGACGAAAAGTCCACTCGCCCTTTTCAATCAGACCATTAAGTAAATGGCGTGTCTGAGTTCCGACGCCAGATGTTGATAGAGCGTGATCAGATAAGACTAGTATTTTTTTCTTTTTTTGCATGGGAATAAATGAATTCTACACGCCTATTTAAGGGTGGTAAACGCAGAATATTCACTTGATCCCTTGCAATGTTCTGTATTCTTAAAGTCACAGTAAGTACACGACATTCTATTCTTGATGTACTTTCCGCTTGAGACGCCGTTAATCATAGAAGAGACAAGCTTGTTTGCTTTCTCAACAGCTATGGGGCCAACTGAGATTTCTACAAGTTCACATGACTTCTTGGGCTTTGCTCCACGTTTTAACAGGACAAATCCGCACTTGACATCTTTGAGATCTAGCTCTAGCTTTTGTGAACAATAAAACTTATAGAGAGCAATCTGGGCCTGAACCAGGAAGTCTCTCTTCTTGTCGGTAGACCAGCCTCTCGATGATGTTGTCTTCCAGTCAATGATCCACAGACAGTCTTTGCCACGCTTATTCTTGGCACGAATCATTCCATCAACAAAGCCTTTAAACTTTATGTCAGTATTCTGGATACTCTCGTAAAGTGCGTGCTCGGCTGCTACAAATGACCATTCTCCAAATGTCTCGTCAAGAAAAGCTGGGATGTCATCAAGTATTTGATTTGCTTCTTTGATCCAATTGTCAGGCTTTTCAAATCCCTTGTCATTCCAGGTTTTGCGAATTGATGCTTCTAGCCGCTCTCTATTAAATTGGCGACTCTCAAGGTAGTCTTCACACTCAGCATGAACGATTGTCCCAAAGTCAATATTAGGACTAGGCTTGAACATATCAATCTTGTCGACATAAATCAGCTTATGTCTCCAAGGACACTCTTTCCAAGTCTTGACTTCGGAATAAGAAATATGGGGCTTGCCAGTAGGTAATGTAGTCACATCTACATTCTAACAAGCAAGCCCCATTTTATTCAACTCTTTTTAGAAACAGCGCCCTTAATATCTAGCCAATCATGTCGATCTCTAATTTCTAGATTCTTTTCCCACGCTGCTTTCATTACTTTGGCATCGACACCATAGTCATGGAAAAGATTGATGAATGCATTGA